ATGGCAAGCATTTGGTCACATACCGTAAGTAAGTTCTGATGATATTCCACACTTTTTAGGACATCCTCACTTTTCTGTTTCATGGTAAGGACCTCAGTATTCATTTCGTCTCTTGACCCTGTAATCAGCATCCCTGTCTTAATATCATCGGCAATATTGGCATTAGCCGGTATCTCTTGCAAATTGACATTCTGTCCGTTTATATTCACGACAAAATCAATAACCTGTACCGGCTGTGGATAAGGCATGTTGGGAACAGTCTTATATATGGTTTTTATGGGGCTTACATTAACGACCTGCCCACATTCCAAACTTGGATTTGCACCTCTATGAAGAAGATATAATGTACTGTTTACTCGTAAGTTCTGAAACATGATTGTTTGATTTTAAAGGAGTGTGGCTATTTCCATTTTGGAAATCACCACAAAACTCCATGTTAATTATTACTTGCTCCTTAAAGAAGCTGTTTCTGCTGTAGGAGCCGGAGCCGCTGTCGGTCTGTATCCACCATTAACAAGATACAATTCGTTGGTGTACTTGTTATAGTGAATTTCATAGATACCTGTTCCGGCTAAGTTTTCAACAGTCACAGGCTCATTGTTATAAGCCATCAACGGTCTTGTGTCCCCATTAGTCCCTATCAGTATCGGAAGAGTTGCAGTCGTGCCGGCAGGTATAGCCTGACGGAGGCTGATATAGAATCCTCCAACATAATCCCTGTTACGGAATGCGTGGTTAGGAAGTTCCAAAGTAACATTCTCCGTGCCGACGGTCACAGCCACCGTAGGAAGAGTGTTGAAATTTGTTCTTCCGATTGATGGGAATAGGGATGGGAATCCTGTAAAAAAGTTAGGCCACATATCTACCTCCTTTCTTACCGGATTAACCCCAGTAGTTGTTGCAACCACATCCACTACGTCCGTATACAGCGTCACCCATATATGCACCGTAGGCGGCTGCACGGAAACAATCTGTATTAATAGCGGTTAAATTGGGGTATTGAACACTCACAGTATTGGGGAGCTTGCATTTGATTTTATCTACGTCTCCTTGTAATGCCTGCAATCCGGCTGCCAAAGGAGCAATCTGTTGTCCTACCGCACTCAGGATAGTGGCGTTCTGATTACGTTGGGATATTTCGGCTGTTAAAGTAGCCTTTTCCGCAGTAAGAGATGCAATCTTGTCCTGCAATGCCTGATTTTGAATTGCATCAAGTTTGGCAAGGATAGCATTCGTATTTGCAGTAGCCCCGTCACGCAATGACAATGCATTGTTGTTCATTGTATTGGTAAGGGCATTCATTGATTCGCAATTCTGCAAACGTCCTTCATAGCCTTGTCTTTCAATAGCTGTTTGCGTTTTGCAGCAACAATCGGCAAGTTGAGTAAGAATAGACTGGTTGCCTGACTGCATAGCATTAATAATCTGGTTGGTTGACAATCCCACCTGATTACCTACTTGTGTAATGCTATTCTGAACATTGCACAATGCTGTCTGAACCTGTTGGGTAGAGCAGTTGAATGAAGAAGCCAATTGAGAGATAGCATTACCGTTACCCTGAATAGCTTGCATCAACAATTCGCGTCCTGCGTTTCCTGCCAATTCTGCCGGAAGTCCGTTAGCTCCGTTTCCTCCACGTCCACCGAACAAACCGCCACCGTTGCCGTTCCATCCAAAGATACTTGCTATCACAACAAGCCAGATAATGCTCCACCATCCGTCCTGTCCTCCAAAGCCGTTGCCGTTATTCATCAAGGCAAGCAGGTTAGGGTCTATCCCCTTGTTCCCAAACATTCCGGGAAGCATGGCGGTAATGTCAAGCTTGCTACCGCCTGAACCTCCATTGCCTCCGTCTGAATTAAAAACATAAGTTCTTTCCATAAGTATTTGTATTTTGTATCCCGGTCAAAATTGACCGTATGCAAAAGTACATATGTTGTAACTTATGTAAAATCAGTTGTTTCCCAATGATTTCTTTATATTATCCCAATATATTCTCAACATTTTCCCGCTTTCCATCCTCTCATAGAAATTTGATATCATGTAGTTAACAGCACGTTTGGTTTTGTGGATATGAACAGCTATTTGTGAAGGGTACATGCCGCTTTCAGACAGGAGAGACACAAGAAGATACCGGGCATCCACTGTTTCCATGTTTTTATCAGAGGATAATATTTGGTCTACAGGCACTTCGGTTTCTTTTGAAACAATATTAATTATTTTGGCAAAGATTTCTGATTTGCACATAGTTTTTTCTAATTTTTATGCTTATCTTTGCCTCGCCACATAAAACATGAGATTTTGATGAACAAAGCATAAGATATTTATGTTGAAGATATTAGCCCCCAACATCAGGTATCTTATGCTTTATCATGTTTTTATGTGGCAATATTAATATGATGATATGTTGGGGGCTTTTTTTTAATTCTTAGCCCCCGAAAGAACTGCTTTTGTTATTTTGAGTAATCGCTACGCTTCTACTCGTAGCGTTGTGAGGATAATCCTCGGTATAGTGTCCTATTTCATTTTGAACCTCCCTTCTTTTTTATATTATAATTTTGCAATTATACAAATAAATTACCACACCAACAAATTATAACTAATTCCAATTCCTACATAACTCCCCACCGGATAACTATATCCTGCCTGAATCCCTAATCCCCATTTTTTTGATGGACATTTCGGTATGCGCACAATATCATTAGTAACCGTGACAGTCTTAGGATATACCTTCAAACTGTCCAAGTTCGGGTTATAGCCACTGACATAAGCCGTATAGTTACTGTCCCGGTATATCTTCTGCTCGACAGGGAGCACCGTATCACCTACATGGATAGTATCGCCCGTGTGCCAGCAAATCAAAGGAGTAGGAAGGTAGTAGGGAACCGTATCCCTTCTTACCACAAGGCTTGAACTGAATACCGTATCCGTTCTTGCCTCTATAACTGCTTCGGGGGATGGCTTTGCGAACCATCCTAAACCGAAAGCGAGTACAATCAGTAATATGTAAGGAAGCCATTTCATTTCAATTTGCTTTTAGCTTGCAACATTAACATACAACCCTACCAAGCTGCTTAAGTCATGGGTCAATGCCTGACCGCTGTCCCTTGTGCAGATATACAATACGTCATTCTGAGTATAGTACTTGTCCTTGAATATCTCCATAGGAGGTGTGTAGGGTATCGGGTCATCCTTGGTGCCTGATGCGGTCTCTACAACCACTTCGTAGAGTGCTGCCGTAGCCATGCCGGGATATTGGCTCTCCAAAACCATAGGGATATCTTGCCGGACCTTATACAGGTGTTCCTTGTAATTAACCTTCATCCCCTTGGATAAGGATTCGTCTATATATTCCGCCCAATCGGGGTACAGCGATTTAACTTTTAAAGATTCGCTGTCTGTCAGGCTCAATGTCTGTATCTGTTTTTTGGCGGATTCCACCATGTTTTGTGCGGATGCAGCCAATATGTAATCAGCACTATAAGGTTGCGGTTCGTGATTCCATTCTTCCGATTCCATGATTTGTACGAATTCGGGGTCATCCATTCTGTAGGTGGGGAAGGAGTCCCTTGGGAAGAGGTTAACGAATTCTTCATGCAGCACTACTTTAGTGCCGTCTGCGTTGCTTCGCATTGTCGGCATAGCCAACAATCCATGTTGGGTCAGCCATTCCACTGTAACGATTGTATATCTCATTGTCCAATTATATTAGTTAATACGTAATCAATTAATTCTTGCTCTGTGAATCCGTCTGCCTCTGTTGGTATGGAGTCGAAGGCTATGGAATTGTAAAAAGCACATTTCATTCTTAAACCACCTCCCCTTATTCTAAAGAAATTAGCGGGGAGTGAGTTGGTTTCATTTACTTCTGAATTTACTATCGTTATAATTTGTTTCTGGTTTTGAAGCTCATTGGAAGTTTGACTTTCATTCAATACGCCGTTAATATAAGTTTTTCCTCTAGTATTATAGACATTATAGGCAACCTTATTACTTTCAGTAATTACTGCAAAAAAATGCCAACCTGATGTATATCTTTGATCATATAAAGCGGCATCGAGCATCATCGGATTAACCGTCATAAACAGCATCTTCACTCCACTACTCAGATTCTCTACCAATCCATAATCATCTACACCATCTGTCACTAATGCACCGGGATATTCGGGTATCTGAGTAATGGTGATGTTACAGTTGTCTATAACTTCAAGGGTTGTAAATCCTACCCAACCATTCTCACTACCAAGCGACAACGATTCTGAATCAAATTCAAAATCTCCATCTTTTAATATAATATGTTTATTCCCTTGCTTATTATATTGAAAAACGAATTTACCTTCAATTTCTTTCGTTATACCTGTAATATGACATCTTATATTCACAGCCTTTATACTTAAATCAATATATAAAACGCCTTTTTGAACACCTAACAAGCTTTTGATTACAACTTCTGAACTTGAAACTTTTTCCACATTACCATATGACGAAGGTGAATTCCATTTCAAAAAGTTACCATTGTACCCTCCAACACCACTCATTTCGGCAAACAAGAAGTTATTTAATTTCATTCTCCTTCCTTTACCCGACAAGTCCTGCAAGTAAGCAGATTCCTTCAATGTTTCGTTGGTCGCACCTTGCTTCTTTACGTCATAGTAGAAAACGATATGCTCCCTTATCCATTGAGGGATAGGGGAAGGCTTGGAACCACCGCCACCCGAACGGATTTCGCCAATGTGATTCAGTGCGATTGTATTCAACCGCACCGAATTTAAAGATATTGTGTTAACCTTCATATCACTCCAAAATTAATGCCTTGACAGGCTTAACATTGCACTGAATCTTGATATGCTGCTCACCAATAACACCTTCGATGTTCTTCTGCCAAATCGACCCGACACCGTAATCGACTTCAAACGGCACCCAACTCTCACCGTCCAAACTCTGATACAATACCACCTTGGACGGATGTGTATCGAATACCAATTGCAAACCAAATGTAGACGCAGCAGGCTGAAACTTATACTCCTGATTGGAGCCGGATGCTGCAAAATTGCCGGTTATATCCTTTAATGCCATAATTGTAGATTTAATTGTTAAACGATTTCAATTGTAATGCTTTCTCCCCCTCTCTGCGCATCCTCTATCAGCACATTGAGCTTATCGGATGTATATCGGGATTCGGTCAATCGACCGACTTCCGTATTCCTTCCGACAAGTATGCAGCCGGCAGAGTCATCGGCAGTATTCCCCGGATGTATCAAGATGCCTTCAAAGGCAGGGACATTAAGCAATCGTGGCAGGTTCCTGCCAAACTTGGGAGACCAATTATATACCACCTTATATTCTCCGTAAGGGATGGCGGTTTTGCCATATACCTTCTTTTCATTGCTCAAATCGCGGACGGTGTCTTCCAGTGTGTTGCAGAAAAGCTTTCCGTCTACAAACAGTCTGCCCACCGTGTAAGCGGGTTTCTTCCATAATCTTTCTACTCTTAATTTCATATTATATATTTTTATATTAAATAATTTATGTATATTTGCGACAGTATTTAATTATACTGCTTTTCATAAAGATATGACGATAACTATGCCGGTATAGCGATACCGGCTTTTTTATTCCTTCTTTTCTTCCTTCTTTGATTCAAACAATATCTGTGCAGCCAATTTTGCGATATCTTCCTTGTTTTCAATTATCACACTCATTGTCTTTTCTGCTTTGCGCAATTCCGCCTTTTCCCACGATTTTTCCCTTACCGATATAAATTCGCAAAAAATGCAATAGACCGTCCAAATCATGGAGAAGACAGGAAAAGGGATAACGACACAGCATAGTAAGTCTATGAAACACAATTCTAAGAATGGCGTGAAGTACTTCTTTGCCTTGACAGCCGTTTTCTTGTAACCTGTCGATGTCCTTGCCTCACCGCGCTGTTTGGCTTTCATCACTCCGGTCAACAGGTCTATAAACATAGCCCCAATAGTGACAGCGATACATAAGGCAATCAGCACGATGTGTGTCATCATGTGTTGTTGGATAAAGTTGTAAATTACATCTTTCATTTTGTCTGTTTTTAAGATTAATACTATATTTGCATGTGTTTTTCATAACCCAACAGACCTGGCGAGGTTTGCATAAGTTTTATTCCCTGCTGCCTGCGAAGGCATGCAGGGAGTTTTTTCAAAATTATTCGGATGATCATTTAAATCGTATGTTCCTGTTTTTTATATATATTTTTTTATCATTGACGCCAATAAACATCCAATTCGTTCATACCCTGATTTTAATGGATGGATGTTAGCCGAGCTTGGGAAAAATTCATTCCAATTAGATGCTGACATATTCATATCCCCCCAAATATCTATCAAAGGTATATTATATAATCCGGATATATTTTTGAATTGTTTCAACGCTTTATTTTTCTTATCCTGCGTATCAGTATACCATCTTGACTCGTCATAAATGCCCTTCTCTGCATTATAGTAATCGTTGGCAGTTTTGGATATAGCCGGGAAATTGACGATAAATATATGTGCTTTGGGAAAATTTCGCAACAGTTCTTCAATAGATGATTTCCATGCGCTTGAAACGCTTGGTATAATCCATTTTTTAACATTCCCCCAATTAACATCTTCAATATCACTTCCTATGTACCAGTAGTAGATTTCCCAAGGAGCGTCTGATACAGTCTCAATACTGCAAGACATACCTGTCCCACCGGCATCAGTAAAATTCAAGATGGTCTCATAATCATTATTCCCATTGGTGAAATAAACACTGTTGCCATCACTTCCAGCAGTATCAAAGATACCCTTATACGAATACTCTACGATTCTATCAATTACATATTGTTTCGTTAATTCATCATTACCTTGCGGAATTACATGTATGTTATAGTCACTTTCTCCCGGCCCGGCCCAACCGGTTCTAATCCTAACATCACCCTCTTTTGTTGGCAATGTATTTATAATCAATTTCTTTCCATTTGATGTTTTTTTCAAACCTACTACTGCATTTAAAGAACGCTCATTTTTGGGTATATCGTTTAGATTCGATGTAGACAATTCATTGACAGAGTAGCTCTTATCCATTTTAAAGGATGGAGCTGCCACATCAAAATCAAATATTCCATCATTAACATTCTCCAATATGATTACAGATTTTTCACCTTTATCTTGAATATACCCTTTCTTAATCAAATTCAGTGTCCTAAAATAGGTTGTACCTATCCTACTCATATCTGATGATGTTCCTCCGATTGATAATGGAAAACTCGGATCTGCATTCTTATTTTGGTCAAACTTTATTCCCAAACGTTTTGCAACTTCGTTTTGCCAAACATCGCCGGCGAATAAGCTATCTCCAATTGTATATAATTCAAAACCAGAATACGGATTTCCCGAACCCGGCAAATCATCCACTAACATATCGCTGCTTATACTACGCGGGGGTATAACTTCGGGGTGAAATTGCCTATGAACTATACGTTCGGTTATAAACTTGTAATCACCTGTGGGATTATATACGATTTCACTATTGAGAGAATATCCAAGGTAAGATAATTCTGAGAAATTCACTATCGCATAGCTTTTCCCGCTAAGTCCAAATTTAATGGCAGCATTACTGCCTTGTTTATCTTCGGTTTGTATGGTGTCGCCAAAAGGATTAGCGTAAGTTCCATCATTTTTTAGGTAAGCTATTCTGATTCTATTCCACCCCTTTTCCCCGAATGCATAAAGTATTTGTTCAAGAGTAAACAGAGGCTTTTCGGGGTTTTTCGCATCTTTTGGAATATCTTCCGAATCAATATATACATCTTTTATGATATTTCCCCAATAGGGAATACTGAGAAATAGAGGATTTATTATTTTTTTGTAAGTATCTATGGAATTATCAGCTATTTTAGCAGTTGTAATGGCACCATCAGCTATCTTATCGGTAATTACCGGAAACGATGCGTTTAATTGGTAGTTTACGATTGCGGTAAACTTAGCTTCTGCACCAGGCTTATTATTCTTTATATATGCCCCAAATACTAATTCTGTATCAGTATCGAAGTCCTTGATTAAAGGAAGGATATATTCCTCCCCAATGTTAAATTGAGTCTTGTCAAAATAAGTTTTTCCATAATACGATAACATCTCATAAGTATTAGTAGCTTCTCCTTTTAATATGTCAACTCTGAATTTTAAGTAAGAACCGGATTTAAGGCTCAAATTAATACATCTTAAATCTATATTTCCTGCTTGCGAGGGAGTATTTTGTTTAAAAAATGACAAACTACCGTTTTCTTTTTTAAAGTCAAAAAGTTCTTCCGTAAGTTTTTTACGCGTAGTCGGATGTACCACCGCATCAGTGGTTGTAGCAGGGTAAATGGTCTGCCCGCCTTTGGTAAGTTTATGAATTTTAGCCATATAATTCTTATTTTAATTCGTAAATTTATTCTTTATCGGTTCCCGATTAAAGGGAACCACTCAATACATCTTCGTATTCCTTATCGGAAATAGGAGAGGAAGAAAGCATCTCATTCTGCACATCCTTTACCACAGAGTCCTTTAATTCGGTACGCTGCTCCTCTGTCATGGATTCCCATGTCATTGGGTCTCCCTTATCGCCTTTCTGGTAGTTTGGATAAACGTCAATTGTACCTGTACTGTCATCAGACTTGCCATTGACAAGAACGATGCCTGTAAACTCCATGGATACAAGGTTACAGATACCATCAGCAAAATCAGCATCAGTAAGGTAATACTCGCGTCTGACCGTCAGGTTGCCCGTACGCATGCCATGATTATCAAACACAACCAGCAGGCTGCCATCATCCAGCCTGCGACAGTTCTTGTAGTCGTGTCCGTCGAAAGAGGCTACGACGGGTTTCGACAATGCTGTCTGATAAGTAAACCGGAAAGGAGTTTTCAGGTCGCCATTCAGGTTTTTCTCTATGATTTTAAAATCGGACTGATAATTGATTCTCATAACTATAATATTGATGTTACATCGTCAATAGCTTCGGCAGACAGATACTTCTTATCAGCGTCTACGGTTTTCTGATAAGGTGTTAAATCAGGTGCCACGTATCTTTTCAACGCATCGGTAGATAATCTTCCGTTTGTATCCCCTTCCTGGAAGGGTATGTTTTCCTTACCGTTCGGCATTGTCCGTGCGTCAAGCTCGTTAATCGTTTTTCCTGCCATAATTATTTGTTTTACATTATAAACATTCTACCAATATGGATATATAAGTGCTTACAAATGCAGCTATCTCAATCCAAAACACCGGCTTATCAAATCTATATATCATATATCCGGCCACGATGAAACAAAAAAGCGGGATATACCAAAATCCTACAATGCAAGTCCATAGCATGGCAGATAATCCACATACGACAGTAGCGGTATAATGTATCTTGCCATCTAATTCCAATCTGAAACAGGGAGCTGCCCCTACAAACATCAAACCTCCACATGATAGGAAAGTGAGGAATTGAATCGGTTCGGGTGAGCAGTCCAACCATGCCGGAAGCAATAACATCGACGGAACAATCATGGCAAATTGAAACAGCCATTTAGGATAATTACGCTTCTCCAACTGATAGTAAGTGTCGGAGACAGAGTAAGGTATTCCACATACTTTTACTGCATACATTATGTATGCGGTAAGCAAAACCAAAGAAATAATAGTCAGTGTCATAATATTATAAATTTAAATTAGTAATTGATAGCCACATATTTTCTCTCATTCATACTATATGTCATATCAGCACCTATTTTTACCATCTTTATTTTTTTATTGACAGTATCAATTGCTATAATATTGAATGAATCCTCTGTTTTCGTTCCGTTGATACGTGGAGTATCCGATTCAAAGGCTGCCGCCAAATCAGTCGTTCCCGATGCCACAGCTATTACAGGTATCCCATTCAGGTACCCGAATGTATCACAATGCTGGTGACCAACGAATGCGCCAACCAATGTTCCATTGTATGTGGCGAAATCTATGTCAACTGTCACACTTCCTAATACGGATTGCCAATTATCAACAGTATATGTATAAGTTTTATTAATTGCAGTCTTGTTCTTGTAAGCAGTAAGGATGTCCAAAACGACATCGCCTGACTGCCCATTGGGAAATGTGTAATCAAAAGTTTTACCATACCAATATTCGGTTGTAAATGGATTTTCTTCAAATCTGACCAAGGTGTTAAAATAATGTGTCACGATAACTACATGCCATTCATTTTCAACTTTTAACGCACTGATTAAAAAGTTTACTTGTTCCTGAGAACAGCAAGTCTTATAGTAATCTGCTCCATTATTGCTGGACTTAACGGAATCGGATGGTATCTCGCAAGCGTTAAGTACAATTACCCGAACCTTATATTCCGAAAAATCCCGATAAAAATAAGTTTTACCGGACTGAATTACAATTCCGTTTTTTTTAACATAAGGCTTGTAAAACCGGTCATATAACTGAGAAATCGTTGGTAAAGAGTTGGCATTTGACTGATCATGATTGCCCAGAGCAACAAGAAAAGGTTTCTTAAAATCCTCCTGTAAACGGTTGAACCAATTATAATCACTTAATACACTCTTATTGACAATATCCCCTCCATGGATGGCGCAATCAATGCAGCCAAACCTTTGGCTGTATCGCAAAAAACGGCTAACAGCCGAATCATGCCCATGGGTATCTGCTATGAATGCAAATTCGAAAAAATTTACCTGAGAAGTGTCGTTATCGAATCTATCCCCATTATAATTATAATATATGGATGCAGCGATTACGGCAGATTCCTTATCCTTGTTATTCAGAATCACATCATTACTGCCGGTTAATGTACCTTCTTCAAATGATAACTCAATAATGGATGGTCCTAACTCCCAAGGTGGCATTTCTTCATTGCCATCATTGCGCCGTAAGGATATACGGATATAATGCACATTTGGCTCTCTCCGGTAAACACCTTCCGATGTATCGTCAAGCACAGTCCCGACTACCGTACCGGAAGAAGTGTACCCCATCAGGTATGCCTTGAAACGAGAATCCGTCTTCAACCTCACAATACTATAATTGCTGATATCTATCATATCCTTAGTTACCAATCGAATACTACTCGGAGTACTGACAGAACCGTCCGATTGAAGCGTACCTCTGACCCACTTGTCGTTAGGGAGATATACCGAATCATTCATATTCACAGACTTATAAGGTGCTGCCGGAGAATATCTCTGTCCGTCTTGATATATCGTCATTCCGGTTAATGGTATATCTGATTCGGAGAAGTCTTCTTCCGTGCCGGACGCCCCTTCATACGACATAGAGAAACCAACTTTAGCGAAATCATCGGGAGATATAGCACCATCATCGGTTCGCCTGAATGCTATCCTAAAAAAATTTACGCTCCACCAATCAGTAATGTTTTTGTCGGACCAACCATAATCATTGACCAATTGTCCATTTTCACCATATCCTATCAAAGAATAATTATACCCGGGATTTATACGTAAGGTATAATTTTTCTTAGGCTCTATCCGAATCATATTCTTCGTTATAATTCTAGTATCGGAAGAGGTTAGATTGCCTGACATATCAGTAGAGCCATTAATGATTTCACCCAAATCCATTTCTACCAGCACATATTGCGAGGATGTCTTTTTTAAAGATACGGCAAAATCTGTAATTTTAGCAGGGATGGTTACAGTATTTGTGCCACTCATCCAATCTGTTATATCTTCATATTTTACCGAAGCATCAATTCCGCCGATGAAGTACTGATATCCGTCATTGCATCTGAACTGATAGGTCCGATTCCCTTCGATAGAAATGAATTGTGATGATAGCCTGTTTTTTGCTGACGGGTTAATAGAAGTTCCGGAGCCAATACTACCTATCGATAGAGATATTGGGACATTAAACCAACCTGAGTCCCCCGCCAATTTTTCCCCAATCTGATTAATTTTTTCCGAACTGCTCTCCAGTCCGGCAAGGTCTGTTTTTTTTGCATATCCGGCTAAATCAACATTACCTCCACCGCCTGTCTTCCCGGTATCCATCCACGAACCGGCTGTTTCACAACGGTATATCTTCCCAGGGATAGAATCACCAACCACCGCCCAATCTCCGGGGGATGGATTTGGGTACTTGGACTTCAATTCCTCAACAGTTGGGAATAGCCCTTTATTTTTTGTCGCCGACAGACTCACACTATCTATGGCGGTAGAGATTTTGCTGAAATTCTCATTCAAACGAGCAGCTATATCCCGAAATTTTCCCGAATTCAGTATCGTATTTAAATTCATATATTATTTTTTTACTCTTAACACTCCACTTATGATTGAATCACCAATAGGGATTGATGTCATATATACACCTCCCGTTTCCACGCTGTCCTCAGAAGTAGGCCAATTACTTGAAAAAATGTCAGATATATAATGTCTGGATGATATATCGGAATAAACCGCTTTCATTCCAACCCTCATTACCTCACCATTCCCACCTATAACCGTTACGTTCTCAGGTGCAATAAGGATGTCTGTTTTTTCAACCTTATTCTCAATTCTAATTCGTTCCGGATATACTGTGGTTTTCAGTAATTCTTCATTATTGCTGCTGTATTTTTTTAAAATAATATCTCCATATTCATAACCTTCTTCCGACCTGTCAAACCTCATCGTCACTGTCTCATTTCCTTCTGCCGTGAACATTTTCAAAGTCTTACTTACCGGATCTATCACAATCCTCTTACCATCAATAGCAGTTTCTACACGCCCCCTGAATAATCCTCCGACAGCGTATATGTATCCTTTTAAAAATATATCACCACCATGAGTTGCTATAAACTTGGCAAGATTACCCCACTCAGAATCAGAGGGACTGTAATCAGGATTGGATTTTAATCGGGCTATTGTACGCATAGCTTGCTGTAATGTTCCACCCGCCCAAAATGCCACATCGTCATCGTCATTATAGATACCTGAAATACCTGCGGTTACTTTTTGAAGCTTTCCGTTCTTGTAGTTCCCAAGCTGTATCATGTTAGCCAAAATCAAACCACCAAGAATGTCTACAGAACCATCTTTGATTGCATCCTGTATGTATTGCAGGTATTTGAATCTGTCTGCCGATTTATCGGTATCCAATCGTGATGGACACCAATCGGTCGGAATGGTACCTCTTTCCAGCTTAATATCGCACACTGATGCTTTGCCGGAAATAAAAAAAACGCCTAATGACCGACAGGTGAATTTATACACATATTTCTTATATGTATCGTTAAGAGACTCTGTAGAATTATAATTCCCATATCCGACAGTAAGAGATGTACCCTTGGCTCTTAAACTTATCACATACTGCTCCTCCAACATAAGGTTAACCTCTTGCGACAAGTAACCGATATCTGCTCTGTAACCGGACACGGCTTCACTGTCTTCTACGATATTCGCATCCCCTTCCCAGTACTTTATTTTTGGCGAATAAACTTCTGTGTCTGCCTGCATTTGTGTTGATTCTGATATATCAATGCTATCATAATCACCCGTAAACCCTGAATTTAATAAGAGATTTTCATTACCTATCTGCACGGCATTATATATCTCATCGGGAAGGTCGGTCAGATTGGCGGAACCGGTGGAGCCTTCTTGAATGTGAAGCTTCCCTTTCAATTCCACGCCTTCACCTTGGGTGAACTTAACAAAGCTGTTACCATCACGGTCCCCAATATACGCATCACCGTACACATGGAAAAACGCCTTGTTGTTAGTTTTGTCTACGCCATACTCAACATACTCCTTGTTCAAGTAGGAGTAGGAGTCTATACCGTGATACAGAGTAACACTCGGGCTGAACACATCGGTAGAAGAGAAAACAATGGCATTCTGTGCGTCAATATTGCTTTCATCCGTCACGTCCTTGTTGTCAATGCCTTTCCATTTGATTCGTGCACCAAGGTGGGCTACAGTATCACCCTTTGCCGGGATGTCACTGCCTGTGTCGCAATCCGCCATGCTGAGGTCAATATAGTGCAATTTGTATATGCCGACATTGATAGGCTCTTTGCTTGCCCCTACACATAAACGCCAATAATAATGGTTCGCTACCTGTTGGTATTCTCCCGGTTTTTGTATGTTGAAGTTTTTGCTCTGTACCTGGAAACCTGCACGGAAGCGGTTCTCCACTTCCACACCGTCCTGTTCGGCAAGGAAGAAACATCTGTACACGCCTTCGGGGACGCCATTGTCTACCGTTTCTTTATCCATCAATTGGAGTTCACTGCCATCTGCAAGTAATATAGGATTCCCGTCTGCCATTGAAAGTATGGGCGTTTGTTCAATGGTGCCCTTGGCCCAAACATCAATAAGCGTAACAGCACCACCCGGAGTCAGAACTATCTTTCCACCTACAGAATTTACATTTTGTATCTCCAGTGATTCGAAATAGGCTTTCATGCGGACTTTCAGTTTATCAACCTCCGCATAGGTTTGACCTGTTTCCTTATCAACCATTATGATACCACCTGTACTACCACTGACAAATTTCCCTATTTCAAAAGCTTTGTCAGAGGATAATTTGTGCGGGGTACGGTCATCTTTATCTTTTCGCAAGAAGAAATTACTTCCAAAGGCTTTTATCAGGCTCTTAATTTGTTCTGAATTATATCCACCATTACCTTGACCACCGCTTACTATTGAATCAATCTGGTTCTGAATTTTTTCTAATGTGCCTACAATTTTTTCTTCCTTGAGAGTAATTTCATATTCTGGAATCATATCATCACCTTCTTTTATAGAAAGAGAATCAATGATTATACTCCCACTTATTCCCAAATCATCATCCTCAAACAACATCAAATCACCTTCTTTTATGGTATCATGAATGCTTGTCTGATTATTGGCAACAGCATCATCGTGTTGCCTTGCCATGTAAATATTGTCTACTTTGGGAATGTATGAATAACGAATATAGTCATTTTTTGCTAACCATTTTTTTGCAGATGAAAGTAATCGTTGGGAATGTGCTTTTATATAGACATCAGGCATTGATATATCTAATAATACAAACTTATCACCTGATTTTATATTATAATTTTTATATGGGAAGAACAGTTTAATTCCATCATCATATACACGAGTGCATGTAAGGATATATTTATTACCATGTTTCTCACATTTAGTTATTTCAAAATCACGTCCTCCACACATTCCGTCTTTCATTGACAAGGTAGCAGTTTCTCCCAAGAGGTAGTTGTTGATATCAAAACCTATATCCTTCAATGTGACAGTAAAATTCCCTTTTTCTATTTCCCCTTTATTATCTGCTTGACCATCATCGGTTAGCTGTTCAGCTGAGTACACTTCGTCAAGATTCCCATTATCTCCTGGGTCTATTGAAACAGTTATTCCTGCATCTTCGAGTTGCTGTGCTGTCATTCCCTCTATTGAAGGAAATATTTCTTCCAAACCTTCCTGGCTTCCATCAAAAAAAATAGTACCTTCTCTTATACCAAGTTCTTCTATGTTATCGCTGTCGATATAAGGGTCTAATGTTGTTTCGGGGAATCCAGGTAACATAAGGTTGTCTACTGCCATATTATTTGGCAGATAATTGCCGACAGAGGAACCGGATAATTTATTGTAATATCTGTCAGGCATATTTCGTGTGCTTCCATATGCTCTTAGACGAGTAACAATCTTTTGGTCAGCTTCGGCATTGCGTTCTATCTCATACAATCCTTTGCCTTTCCCATATTTAAAAATATTGTCTACTGCTATCCCAGCAGTGCCTATAGTGATCTCTCTTCCTCTTATTATGAAATTAGCTTCAAATTCAGAGTTTGTTAATGCAAGTGCATCCCATACATTTATTGTATCTACACTTATGTTGATATTTTTCTTGTTGACATATTCAGGATGAACGATTACAGTCCATTTTTTATTCCCTGTATATATACGATCAAGGTTTACCTGAATGCGTTCAGCGAGATTTGATATAGATGATGCAAAAAAGCTGAATTTTGGCAGTGAGGTAAAATGTATATTGTTGTCATTGGGAACATAATCAAGGAAATCACATCTCGCAAGTTCGTCACTTAAAGAGTTGAATTTTACATTGTCATAAGTGAATGCATCTCCTGTAGAATTTTTACTTGCTTTCTTTAAAATAGTAGGGTCATAGTTTATTTCAAAACGTTCCCCACGATATATAAGATAATCACCTATTGCAAACTCTATAGGGGATTCGCTTTTTATAGTACAAACAACAGAACATTCACCCATAAATTCACCATTATATTCCAACTGATGAATTTTACATTTTGCTATCTGTCCTGTTTTATTATATATCGTCCAACTCATAACACTTTTTCTGTAAGTCCCGTTATTGTTTCACCAATGCCCTTTACCGGAGTAACTCTTGATAAAGGGTTGTCAACTTTCATAGTAAGCTCAAATTCCATAATATCATCAAGATTGCCTTTTGTAAGTGTAGGCTTTCCTATTTTAAAAAGTCTGCAAGTCCGACCTATTCCGTCATGTGGAACAAACAGCTTTGTTTCCACCCCACTACCATCTTTTCCTGTCAAATAATCTAACAGAAAGTCCATTTTGTCCCATGCTGTATTTGGTTTCCCTTTATAAGCTATCCTTATAGTTATATTGTATGGTTTTAAAGGAAGGGTAGGAGGTATATAAGTGTCTTCTCCGTTTTCATCTGACCAATTCCTTGAAGGGAGGTCCTTGATTTCCATGTCTGGTAAAGATATACCCATACATACCATTCCAAAATCAGTAAGACTGTCTTTCAAAGAGGAACTTTCCTTTACTTTTTGCATTAATATGGAATAAGGCTTGCTCATCGTACTATTGTTTGTTATATAAGATCATTTTATAGAGTATTCGCTAAGATCTATCTGTATTCTGTCAGTTCCTTTGCCGTATTTATCGCGCCACTCCTTGGCTTTGCGCTCCACATCGTAGGCATCAGCTTTGTTAAACTTGTTTTTTTTGTTTCTTTTGTCCTTATGGTTGTATACTGTTATTGGGCAATCAACTGCCATGAGTTCTATTTGTGCTGCGGTATATCCCCAATAATATCCCCACATTGGAATATTCCACAGTCCCCATAGCAATTTCAAGGGCTCTGTGAGGCATCCATGTTTTTCTCCGATGAACCATGCTGCTCCCCAGTCTGTCCTCGAAGGATACGCCTTGCTTCCTCCCTCGTCTTCATCATCTCGGTATCCCTCATCTCTGTCAGATATATGATAGACATGAAGTAGCTCTCCACATCCTCTTTTTTTTTACATGTTTCCAATAATGGCAGATATTCTGCATCGGTGTATTGCTTCACATAGAAAAACCATCTCCAAAGAAACCAATAAAGAAAAAATATCGAGAAATAGCCGTTAAGCAGAAGAGCTGCCACACATTTGGCATTCACTTTTCGCTCGTCCTTCTCGTTTAAGATGATATCTGTCACCTTGCTTTTGGCTCCGTTTCTTATATAACCTATCTTCCATTTGGATTTTCCAAGAATGACAATATCCTTCTTATTGCGTTTTACCGCATTAAGTTCTCTCTCATCAGCTTCTGTAGGCTCTGATATTATCTTTCGTTTTGTCATGATTATATATTCGTTAATGAACAGAAGTGGATATGCATTATTCCACCTCTGTTTTCATATTTATGTCTCATTCACCATCTACTTTTTTCCATAAAATCATAATGTCAGCTCCTTCACTGTTTTCTAAAGGAGTAACAGTAACATTGAAATAAGCCGGATTGTCTCCATCAGCAGCAACAAGACTGGAATACATTTCCACATTAGGTAAAGCGATAATAGTCTGTCTGTCTTCGCTGAACATTAATAAAGAACCTACAACTTTTTTGGGAGCAAGAGAGTATGCGGCTCCTTCGTATGTTACACCGTCAACAAGAATACCTGCCGTACTTGTGATTTCTGTTCCTACTTTGTTCATCAACAAAGAATTTACAGGTCCTGCAATGCTTGCCACTTGGAATGAGATGTCGCTATCTCCTTTCGTTGCCTTGCTTACCCATGTACTTCCTGTAGTAAGTTTAATTTCTGTAACGTCTGCATCTCCGGTATTGAAACTTACTCCTTCTTCAAGTACTGGAAGTTCCATATCGGCAGTAAATGCTTTGCCTAAATCTGCTGTCTTTATTTCAGAGCTCTTGAAATAAATTTCCTTTACGTCATTGAAAAGTGTTTTCAAATCGGTCAGTTTGGTTGTTACGGTTAGTCCTGCCATAATTTTGTCGTTTTTATTGTTTTACTTTGTGTTTGTTAATATGAATAGCTGTCGGTTGTGTTTACCAACAACTTTGCTTGTATATTCCATACGGTGAAACCTAATCCATCATCTCCTTTAAGGACTATCTTCGGATTCGTTACCGAATATCTCTCAGAAACAATTGGGAATTTCTCAAGAACGGCATTAAGTATTTGTTCTAACTCCCTAGTCGGAGATATTCCGCTGCTACGGTTCCTCACAAATATCTCTATACGCATTGTAGTTTTCTGCCATGCATTCTGATCATCAATAGCTATCGGCAGAGATACCACTATCATATTATCCGTTTGTTTGGATAAAGCGGATGGTCTGTGTTCTGGGAATACCCTTTCTGCCACATCTGAAAGCCTTTTACACATGTCTTTCAATATTTCACTGATATAGTGCTTGGTTATATGCGCCATCAGGATATCGGTTTTAGATTGTCTAACAATATACTTTTAAGCCCTTGGTATGTTTCGGTTAGAACATTAAGTTTGCGTGTGTTTTCCAAATAAACTGAATATTCTGTTCCGGTGGTCATTACTATGGCATATCCTTTTTTAGGGCTTCCCTTATAACTTTGTAGAAAATTTAATGAGGTTTGCTGACCATATAAATTATCTACATCAACTGCTCCACTTACACTCCTTGCCTTTCCTTCATAAGGGCGTGTCAAATAGATGGTTTTACCCTTCTGTATTTTTAACCTTATTGGTTTCCTTAGCCTATCTCCGGAAGATATTACGAATGCAAGTTTACCGTCAATATAGAAGCCACAGGAGTAAGAGGTTTGAGTGTTCCCGGTAAAACCGTCGAATTGTCTTTTTCTCTCTGCATCATCTATCAGTTGGTAGCATATTCTTGCCATTTTGTCTATAAAATAAGCATTTTTTATGGCTTTGAACATTTGTACACCTTCATCAAACCCTTCTATCTTCCCCATATATTTAGTTTTTAGACATATTGAAATAAACTGTGGTTCCCATTTCAGTAGGGTAGGCATCAGTCACTGTCAGCTTTTTGTTAGTTCCTGTATAGTCGGTCACATCCAATATACATCCTGTACAAACGCCCTTTACTAGCCCAGGTATATCAACCGCATAATCTCCTTTTAATACATTGTCTGTTTTGAATGTGCGTAGGTTACTACTTCCATATTTATTGCATTTGCCTTCGTACAACACAGTTTCTACGCCATCATCCCATGATGTTTCATCGGATATCTTGTATACTCTGCATGTATGTGGGAATCGTGGGTTGCTTACTTTCGCCATAACTTCATACCATAGGTTTTCATCCGTATCGTCCCTTTTATAGCATTCTCTCCATATTTTTTGTAGATATCGTTAGCCATAGCTCGAAGATTGCGCTTATCGAAAGCGGAACTTTGTGTACCTCCTTCTTTGTGTTTCCATACACTGTTTGCATCTTCAATGCTGCCGGTTACACTTGGGGTGCTTGCACACCACATATATAAGTCGGCTTTGCATAATTCTTTCGTTCGTTTATCTATATCCCTTATATCAAGATTGGGAACAAGTTCACGATCTATCAGAATTGAGTTAATAGCATTATCGCTTACATCGAATCCGACACAACCACGGAGATAAGACTCTATGGTCGTGTTGAGTTCTGTAATATTTTGAGAAGCATTAGTCATTATTCCTCTTTAATTTCTAGATAATACATCCACCGTACCTTATTTGGAACTACTAGCCCTGTTACTTCGGATTTGATTACTTGGGTCATTGTCTCGTCATCAAACAGTTGACGAATCAAAGTGCGTCCACCGTCATACAAAGCTGTTCTCGCTCCCGGCGTTTCCATATAGATAGGCTTACCGCATTGGACATCACCAATAGCACCATTTGGAATATAAACCATAACTCCTTCGTTAAAACTCTGTAAGTTAACATATTCCATCTTTTTGGCGGTCTTGTTGTATTTTTCAACAACAGATATAGCATCGATTACTACAATAGGAGCTCCAACTCTCGCCTCAATGAATGCTTTAAGGGTTTCATCGTCAATCAAAGAACCTAATGCCTTTTTATTAGCATCATCTGTAACATCTGGGCGTGTATAAGTTACATATAAATTACGGAAATATGGGAGCATCATCAAATCATCCCATGTAGTTTTACTAACTTCCCAGTGTCCGGCAGGAGCAAAATCTTTTTGTTCGCTGTTACGTTTCACATCACGCATTACTTTTATAGGGTCAATGGCATTAGTATCAAATTTTTGAGTGACTGTTCCATGAGAACTATCTTTAGAATACCAATGACTTTTTTGAATATTCTTAGAAGGAACACCAAAATCTATTTCTGTGGTAATGCCTAATGGGTTATTGGTGGCATTGATTACTAGCTTCCCTTTATTGGATACAATTTGATGACGTTGGTGGGCAATAGTATTATAATTACCACCAATCAAATCGTCAATACCGTTAAATAATAATTCCATAATGGTATCTTCGATTTCCGGCGTAGTATCTCCAATAGCATTGGCGAGCATCATCTTCTCTCGGAGGATTTTGCGGCTCATTACAACTTCATGCTTAAATGTAGGTAAACCACCCATTTTCAAGCTGAGACCATCAGTTGATTTGGTTGCACCGTCACTGTCAATATCCACATAAGTTGCCATAGTGTATGGGCGGATAGTTGCCTCAATCTGCTCATACGTAGGATTGATTGGAATATTAGGATTCAAAGGGAAACCCATCTGTGAGAACGTTCTGTCTGCATTGTATTTTTCGGCAAACATATCGTTGATGTATTTAGTCAACGCACTACCTTGTTTATCGCTTACGTATCCCATTGAAGCAAGTCCTTTTGCTACAATGTCGTAGAATTGTTTGTCTCTTGTGTACATTATATCCTCCTTTCTTTAGGCTTCTCTTACAAATTCAATCATTGGGAGATTAGACTCCATGGCTGTAGGAATACTTGCTCCTACTACTCTGTCTGCATAAATTCTTCCTGCTCTCACTACGGCACAAGTAGCTAAAGTGCAACCTTCAGGAATGCAAACATCTTCAAAAATCAATCCGTTTACAGTGTTTGTAATATCGGTCCATTTGGAAGCATCGAAAGATTCAGGAGATTCAATTTTTGTTTTGTTCTTATATATTTTACCTCCATTCTCTACGATATCACCTACTCCATAAGTTTTTTGTTCATACGCCGGTCCAGCCAGCACCACTACCGTTTTACCTGCTCCCATAAATTGTACCGGTGTACCTGCACCAATAACTGTACCTGCTGGGTATTTGGTGTGATCTATCATGCCACCTCCCTGATACAGTTCTGTTCTTCTGCTCCACACAGGAAAATGGCCTCCGAACTCTACACTTCCCTGTGCTATGGTATTAAAAGTACCTTTTTGTAAGTTCATACTTGTTTTGTTTTAATTTGTGTTTGCGTTAATACTTTCTCAGTCCTTGCTGTCATCTTTTGGTAATTTCCCTTGGCTTTGCATACGGGCTTTGAACGCTTCTCGTTTCACTTTGGCAGCTTCTTTATCTGCTGTTCCTCCATTACCACCACTGCCTTCCCCTCCGTAAGGAGACGCTCCGTTACCAAAATACGATTTCAGTTTTTCCTCATAAACATTCTTAACAGCATTCATGAATGCAGTATCATCCATGCCTTCTTTCAATTCTGTCATTTGAACAGCGTCATTCCATAAGGCAATGTTCTGCACTTTCAGTTCCTTTGCTTTCCCTTTAATAGTACTACGTGTTTGATCCATGGAACGTTTCTGTTGTTCTCCTTTCAATTGAGCTCTGAGTTCTTCAACGCTTTTTTTCAATTCGTCCAACGCTCCATCTTGTTGTTGCGATGATTGTTGAGTCTGTGGCTTGTATTTTTTAACAAATTCGCTTTGCTCATGCCGCATTTGTCCACCCATGGATTTTAGGATTTTCACATGTGTGTTCACGTAATCATCTGTCACAATTGCATCATCCGTAATACTGGGAAGAATCGCTTCAAGATATGTGTCAAGTGTCCTTACAGATAATCCGGTGTCTCCGTACATCTGAGTGTTAGCATCAGGCTCTCCGATACTTGGTTTAAATTTGGATAAAAGGGTCTCTTTGTCCATAATGTTCGTGTCTTATTTTGTGTTTATGTTGAAAAAAATAGAGCCATATCAAAGTGGGGTTTCCACCTCGATACAGCTCTATCGGCTTTATATCTTAATCTATTATGTCGTTGCGGAAGGTGGAATCGAACCACCGACCTCTTGGTTATGAGCCAAATGAGCTACCAACTGCTCTATTCCGCGATATTATTTTATTCTCCGTTCCCTGTTGCATTGATATCAATATAGTGTTTGCATCTCCTACATTTTACCCGAAGCATAACAATTCCTTTAAGGTAACGTATTTCGCCTATCTTTTGACCACATACAGGGCAGATTGCCATAATTTCCTTAATCTCTGTCTCATCAAAATTTATTTCTGTATAAATCTTTATCATAGGCTTCCTTTTCTGCAAAGATAAATGTTATAATCTGATTTGCAAATAAAAATAGGATATATTTTCTTTATTTTAATGGAGTATATGTGTATATTTGCATGAACAATTGTAAATACAAGCCAAAGAGCTGTGTTACCCATACTGATTGTATGGATGCACAGCTCTTTTCTATTGAATATGGATATAATAGATTGCAAGTTAAAAACAAAGTACGGTCAGGATGTGCTTGATTCTAATTATATACTTTCCCTTCGTGAAGTGGACAGGAAGAACCCAAACAGGTTGAAGATTATCGCACAAGCAGGGGGACAAGAAAAGCTATTGTCCACTAATGCTGATATATGCATATATGGTGGGCAGCGCGGTGGAGGAAAAGCACTGATATTCGATGAACCGATATGTACTCCATTTGGTTTTAGAAAGATACAAGAAATAAAAGAAGGTGATATTATAACTGGACTTGACGGGGGCATGCAACGGGTTATATACAATTCCTATCAAGGCTATAAGGAATGCGTAAGGCTGAAATTTGTTGACGGTTCATACACAGACTGCTGCATAGACCATCTTTGGAATATAAAGCAATCAAATTATTGTTCCAAGAAACGTACCATGTATAGATTGGGGCTTAATGACGAATGGAGAGTATGGACTACAAAGATGATTATAGATCATATGGAAAAACAAAAGGGGAAGAAGCAACCAAAACATCTTTCCATTCCATTATGTAGTCCTGTAAGATTTACAAGGAACAAGCCATTTAAGTCCAAATTCAATCCGTATATAATTGGTGCTCTTATTGGGGATGGGTGTATAACGGAGAATATAATAAACGAGAACAGCTGCATTATGCTGTTCAATCCAGATGAGGAAGTTATCAGTGAATTTAAGAATAATGTAGAATATTCTTCTTGTAAATTCAAAGGTGGGTGTTATCACATGCGAATAAACGACAAAGAACTTATTGACGAAATACAGAAGATTGGGATAGTCGGAAGTTCTGTTGAGAAGCATATTCCAAACATGTATTTATATGGTACATTGGAAGAAAGATGGGCACTTATTCAAGGAATGATGGATACGGACGGAACGATTGACAGCAGAGGCCACCTTTCTTATACGACAGTAAGCAAGAACCTTGCAGAAAATGTGAAGTTTATTATAAACAGCTTAGGCGGATTGGCGACAATAAGCAAGGGGAGAGCCGGGTATAGAAATTCACAGGGTGAGTATGTTCGATGTAATGATGCCTACAATATTTATATAAGAATACCTGATGCGGAAAGATTATTCAAAGTACAACGCAAAAAGGATAGATGTAAGCCTTATAACGGTGGCATAAGCATTAATGCGAGAAGAATTGTAGGATACGAGAGAATAGGAATAAAAGAATGTTGTTGCATTGCGGTGACAAATCCCGATAGTTTATTTCTTACAAGGGACTTTATTGTCACCCACAACTCCTATGCACTACTTATGGAAGCGTTGAAGGATGTAAAAAATCCTAATCTTCGGTCTATCGTGATGCGTCATGAATTGAATGACCTTTCAGATATAATCGAAACATCATATCAGATTTATACACCATACGGCAAATACAACAAATCTAAGAATGATATGACTTGGAATTTTGACCGTGGAGGGTTTTTGGAGTTTTCTTATCATGCCGACAGCGTAGAGGACTTTAAGACACGTTTCCAAGGACATCAATACTCGTATATTGGCGTAGACGAAATAACACACATGGACTATCCGAAATTCAAATACATGATAACATGTAACCGTAATGCTTTTGGTTTGATAAATCGTTTTATTGGTACTTGTAATCCTGACCCTGATTCGTGGGTCGCTCGTTTTATCGATTGGTGGATAGGAGAGGATGGTTATCCAATTCCCGAGCGTGATGGCATTATCCGTTATTGCTTTATGGACGGAGAAGATGTTTCATCTATATATTGGGGAGATACACGTGAAGAGGTATATAAGCAATGTAAACACATTATTGAAAAATACTATCGAAAGGAATACGAACAATACGGTTCTCCTGAAGAATTGTTCATCAAGTCTGTAGCGTTTATTGAAGGTAAACTATCAGATAATGTCCAGCTTCTTCGTTCCGATCCGACTTATCTAGCCAATCTTGCAAATCAAAGCGAGGAACAACGTGCAAGGGATTTAGATGGCAACTGGAAATACCGCTCAATAGGTGATGATATGATAAAGCTACAGCACATGGAAAATTTTTATAAGAATGCTTATTGTCCCGGAGATGGTGTACGCCGGGTATCATGTGACGTGGCTTTTGATGGTGGAGATGCTATGGTCATGTGGTTATGGATAGGCAATCATATTCAAGACTTGTATGTATGCCGGTTTAACTCAAAAGGCGCAGTTAACGCTGTAAAGACAAAACTCAATGAATGGCATGTGCGTGAAGAGAACTTTACTTATGACCTTAATGGGTTGGGACAGGCTTTTAAAGGTTTCTTCCCTAAATCTGTGCCTTTTAATAACAGGGAATCTGTAGCGGATGAATACAAGTATATTTATGCTAATATGAAATCACAGGCGGCTTATATGTTCGCACAGGCTGTGATAAACTGCGACATTTCTATTTCAGAAGATTTATTAAAGAGGAAAATAAGCACACGTTCATTCACGGATACTCCTCTTACATTGGTGCTAAATAAAGAAAGGAAGGCTATACGCCAGAATGTGACGGAGGCCGACAAAGGTTTTTCTCTTATAAAGAAAACGGAAATGAAAGCATTGGTCGGTCATTCGCCTGACTTTATCGAGGCTCTTTTGATGAGGTTTGTATTTGATATTAAACAGAAACATCATACGAAGCCTAGAAGATTGCCGAGATATGTCAATCCTTTAAGGAGATTTGTAAAACAATAAACACAAGATAAACATGAGAACAAGAGACATTAAATCAAAGCGACCATTTCGAAGGATACGCCCGGATGGTTACATATCACATGGTAGATTTTCTTCTTTGGAAAATGCGGAAATGCCTTCTGATGTGATTAATTTTGATATCGTAACACAAGCGGACTTTCTTCGTGAATTTTATCCTACGGGACATGCAATCAATGACCCTACTATCTATCCAGATATTTGGAGGGAGGAAGATATTCCTGTATTGGATGAATCTGGGAATGATACAGGGAAAAACACACGTAGGTTATATAAAGAATTAGTTCCTCGTTATGCTTTTGCCTTTCAACAGATAATTACTGTTAAACATCTTGTACATCTGTGTGGGAATGATGTGCAATTTGAGCTTAATTCCACTAAGACAACCGAAAAAGAGAATGAGGATTTTGCCATTTATCGTACAGGATGGCTTAAAAAGGATATGGAGATAGCTTTTTATGAATCAGCCAAATCAGTGAAAGTTACCGGAGACAGTGCCTTTGTCGGTTATCTGAGAGATGGAGAGTATTATTGGAAAACATTGTCTTATCTTAATGGTGATACATTATACCCACACTACGATTCGGTTACAGGGAAAATAAATCTGTTTGCACGTGCTTTCAGAGATTATAATGAAAATGGAGATATATTGACTGAATGGTTGGAAGTATGGGATGATACATATTTATATAGATACAGGCAAGGGAGCGAAGGGAATAAGACGCTTAAAGAAAGATTGTTAGGTATATTTGGTATTAACGGATATATATTGATATCTAAAAAGCCACACGGATTCCCATTTATTCCTGTGGCATATAAACGTGATGATAATGGTGCTTGCTGGTCTATGTCACAAGATACAATAGACGGTTATGAAATGTCATTTTCCCAAATGGCACACAATAATCAGGCTTATGGTGAACCCATTCTTGTATTCCAAGGAGAGGGGGATAACTTGGATGCATTGAAAGATGTGAATGGTACAATTAAATCGCTCTCTATGACAGCTGAAGATAAAGCCTCATACCTGCAAGCACAATCCGCATCAGACAGCTATATGAAACAACTTGATACACAATATAAGATGATATTCTCACAGTCATTCATTGTTGATCCTCCCGAATTGAAATCAGGTGATTTGCCTGCGGCAGCTTTGAAGATTTTATATTCTCCTGCTTATGAGAAGGCTATGAATGATTGTTTGGAATATCAATCTTTTCTTAATGATATGGTGAAAATATTTTCCTATGGTTATGGAGTGGAGATGAAAAAGACTATAGATTTCACTAATCTTAGCATGAAATGGTGGCTGGAACCCTATGTTCATGTAAACTCTTCTACTGTGATTGCCGATCTTGCATCTGCCGTGGTAAATGGTTTCATTTCTCGTCAGACTGCATCGGAGAGAATAGAAACACTTTATGCTACCAATGCGGAGTGGGACAGAATATTACGTGAAAAGAAAGAGGAAGGAGAAAGAGAATTACTGAATCAGATAAAATTGCAAGAGGCAAAGACTAAAAACGCATCAAATAGTAATAGTTCATCATCACAAACAACAAAAAAAGAATAAGCCATGTTGAAATATTCCACAAGATTCAAAGGGGAGAACAAACGCCTTTTTATTACCGCCCAGCACAGAGCCGTTGCCGATCTTATGATTATGGGTTGGACTCCCAATGACGCTTATATTGCAGTAGGTTTGTATAATGCCGCTTTTTCTGATGAATACAACAATACCCAAATCATGCAGATTACAGAGGACAAGCGTTTTTTAGAATATATGCAAAAGAAGGAGCGTGCCATTGCCCGTGGTTATAAAAAATCCGTTCCTGCAAGTATCGGGACAGACGAGGAAGAGAAAGCTAAAACATCGAGTTTTCGTTCCAAAGACGAGGTGATAGATGCTTTAGTTGAAACTGTTGGAGATTTAAGAGGTAAAGAAAAAGCGGATGTACTTATGAAGATTGCAGATTTACAGCAGATGAAGAAAGAGGAAGTTATTGAAGAAGACAACACAGTGCACTTCTATTTACCTATTTCTTGTAAAATATGTGAGCTATATTTAAAAGCTAAAAAGAGGAAACCCAAACAGGAAGAGATTAATGATGATTCAGAGGTAGGATAAAAAGCGGAGTTTTTCTCCGCTTTAATTATATTGCAAGTCATTTCTTGTCTGACTTAAAATCCTCCATTCTATAATATTGCGATGGAAACACGCTTAAGCTGCTCCCCAAGCTCAGATAAGGCGATTGAAAACGTTTTCAATTCATCCGGGGTAAAATCGGCAGGCTTACCGTTTACAATATTGCCATTTATACGTTGATACAACCATTGGCGAGACTTCCCGAAATAATGCTCTGCAATATATGACATAGAAGCAAATCCAAGTATATGGTCTAGTTTTTGTTTACGGTCAACAATCTTTGAGATTTTTTTAGCTTCATCTATAGCCTCTTTCGCGCCTTCCTTATACGCCTGTGCGAACTCTTTTCTTTCCGCTGGAGACAATGATGCGAGGAAGGCTTTAAATCGTTTGTCATATTCTGCCTTTTGTTCTTTGGTTTCCAATAAGACAAAATCAGCTTTCCATTTCTTAAGTTCTAATCTTACGTCCATGGTAATTTTGTTTTTAGTTATCTTGGAAAAGGTAGCTCCACCTATGGGGAGCTACCACTTTCTTTCAGCTTGTTTTTGGCGTCAATTAAGTCATCTAACGCGTCATTGACGCTTCCTTCAAGCTCCTCGTCTGAAATCCAGTCGGTCTCCCGAATGTCATCCCAGTAGAGAGAAAAGAAGCTAAGGTCTTTTTCCGCAGCTTCAATCCGAGCCTTTAGCTCTTCTTCGTCATCATACATTGTGCACTCTGTCTTATGACAGTGCAAATATAATAACCTTTTGGTAATTATGCAAGGAAAGGGAAGTTTTTTTTAGTTTGTCTTTGCCATATTGTGAGGTGTATTATAAAACATATAATAGTATAGTGTGTCTTTTTTCGTACAAAAAAGCCCCGAACTTGAGGAACGGGGCTGAAACTTATATGTTATTACAATTTACCAATTATCGTTTTCATTTCCGACAATTCCATTTTTTACAGCTTCTTCAATTTTATCCATTATAACATTAGAGTAAGCATGGGTCATAACAAGTGCTTTTGATGAAGTCTTTTTTGCCTTGTGTTGGTCTTTTTCCACAAAAGGATAACAACTATCAAGAGCCCATTTTTCGCTTCTATTTGTAGGTATAGCCCCTCCTATTGCTCCCATAATACCACCACCTGAAGACTTTATTACATCATAATATTGTACAGTATAAGTAATGCGTATTTTTTTATCTTTTATATCTACTTTTATAATTGGGCGAATACTAATACCATAAGCGTTCATTCCTCCCATATGACCAGCAATATCCGATACATATCCTTCGGCTATTATCACACCTGTGTCTTTATCATTTAATTTTATAACGGAATTTGCATCATTGAATGTTGCAGTGAACCAATAATTAAGAATTATATATAGTTGCTCTTTTGTGGCTTCCCCACATTCGACTATTTGTGTATAAGTTAAAGAACTGTTTTTATCAAGGGAAAGTTGAGAACCTAAATTTTCTGCTGCCTCAGTCCATTTATCACCATATTTTTCTTTTGCATATTCTTCTAATTCTTCTGTTCTCATAACTTGGGCATCTACAGATATATACCCACCTAATAAAGCAATAATTACTAATAAAATTTTCCTCATAATTACATAAATTTAAATTTGTTTGCAAAAGTATGTAATTATTGGCTTATTATGTAATTATTTTTATGAAAAATCCTATGTTATATGGTAATTAGACTAAATATAATTGTAAAATATAGAATATATAAATTGTTTTCTCCGCTTTCGCAAGGTTGGCACAAGTAACCTATGCTAATAATATGTTATGCAACATATTTTTGTCACTTCTCAATTCTTTCTTGCTTGCTTTTATTTTACATGTAATTTATTGTATAGCAATTAACATTCACTGCTCTTACTTTCTTGCTTTTGTTTATATGTGTTTGATTATCAATGTTTTAACATTTGCGCGGAAGAGAAAATAGACTTATCTTTGTTTCAGAAAATTCAAACAGGTTCATTCTTCTTGGCAGTCGGGTAGCTTGTAGTTAAAATATTATTGGGCATTTATCTTTGAAGCAGACTGCCAAATTAGGCTTCACTGATAGGTGCCCATCTCTTTTTAAAGTATTATCTATATGAACAGTCAAATCAAGGTATTCAGCTACAATGGAAGTAACATCTCTTTTAACAAAGGAGATGAGGTAATGGTCAACGCTACTGAAATGGCAAAGCCGTTCGGGAAGTCACCTAAAGACTTCTTGAAAACAGAACAGACCAAGCGGTTTATTGAGGCTTTAAGCGAGGTGAAGAAAATCCTCTCGTCTGATTTAGTGAGAGTTGTGTATGGAGATAATGGTGGCACTTGGATGCACGAAGATGTGGCATTGGAGTTTGCTCGTTGCTAGTATTCAAAACGGCTTAATTGTATGTTCTACAGCATAAGTACTTATATTTTCTCTGTATATATACTTATATATAAATCTTAATAACTATATTTGCTGCAAATGTTAGGCTTTTCGTTTGGCATTGATGAATTTGTTACTATATTTGCAGCATCCTTCACATATCCATAGGCAAGCGTGCGAGCCTGCCGATATTTTTCGAGCGGGCGTTTTTTATGCTTGCAAGATTGCTGCTATACATATACGGCAACTTACGTAACCCCGTGTCGGAAAGTTAATGCTTCCGCTGCCTATGGTAGGTGAAGGATAACGGGTAAGTGCGGAGTTGCCGTTTTTTGTCCTTCCGCGCACAATGCCAAAAAATCCTTCAATATGGCAAAAGAAATTCAAATTTTCAGCAACCCCTCATTTGGGGAAATCCGTACCGCTGGTACAAGTGAAGAACCTTTGTTTTGTTTGACAGACGTGTGTCGAATACTTGATATTAAAAATGTAAGTGACTGCAAGTCAAGGTTAGACCAAAAGGGTGTCGTTTTAACCGATACCCCTACAAAAGGAGGTGTTCAGCGAATCGCTTATATTAACGAAAAGAACATCTACAAGTTAATTATGCGTTCAGACAAGCCACAAGCAGAACCTTTTCAGGATTGGGTATGTGGTGAAGTTCTTCCTGCCATCCGCAAGACAGGCGGCTACATCGCCACTACCGAAGAAGAATCTCCTGAAGAAATCATGGCGAAAGCACTACTTGTTGCACAGACTACAATCAAGCGTAAAGAAGAGCGCATGAAGCAGTTGGAAGCGGAGACAGAGCAGCAGAGAGAAACTATCGAACTCCAAGACACGGAAATCAAAAAAGCTGCACCGAAAGTCAACTACTACGACAACCACTTACAGAGTGTGAACACGCAGACCACCACGCAAGTTGCCAAACAAATCGGCATGGAAGCACCCAAACTCAACAAGAAACTAAAAGAACTCGGTATTCTGTATAAACAATCTGGTCAATGGTTGTTGCACTCTCCTTATTCATCGTGGGGTATGCATTCCACTCGCACACAGACCTTCACACGTTCAGACGGTTCGACAGGAACAAGTGTATATACAGTATGGACTACCAAAGGTGTGCGTTTCATTATTGCTCTATATGAAAATGATTGGAACGTGAAGAAAGCCATCAAGCAGATAAAAGGTGAGATGAATCCAGCCGCCTAATTTAAAAATCACATATTAATAAAATTTCCCCACCTTGTTTATGAGGTGGGCGGACCTTTTACACACTAAATTTACTAGAAATGGAAATATCATTATATCATAATCAGAAAATCACGATAAGTGTAGAAGAACTTAATGAAATTAAAGCAAAGAACAGAGTGCTTTCAAGGGATTTGCAGAAATCCATAAACGATTATGTTGACTTATTGGCTGTTTTGAAGAAAGAACGTGAATCCAATAGTGACAAAGCCAAAAAATGGGATGCGTTCAGCAATTCACCTCTTTACGGTGCTATCGGATGCCTGATAAACGATTGCCAAAACGCACAGATGAATTTCTCATATCTTTTGCAATACATACAGGAATGTGTTGCGGATAATGACGAAGTACCTGTATATATGGAAGAGATTCAAGCTGCCACATACCGGTATTTGGAAATCCTTTCAGGGATAAACAAAGAATACAATACTTTGAAAGATTTATTTTGATTATAAAATCTTGCAAATGATTGCTTTTTCTGTAAAAACGTAGAAAATATAACTATATTTGCATAGTTATTATAAAGCCAAAGAGCTTGTTAAGATTGGGAATCCCTATTCTTGACAGGCTCTTTTTTTATTTCAGCACAAACACAAAGTAATATTATGGCAGACTTGGGCAATTTATTCTTCTCCATGCGCATAAAAGATATGACGGATGAAGATTTTAAGAAACTGGAAAAGAAATTGGAGCAGAGAGGCATGAAGATAAAACTTACCGCATCTAATATTGACCAGTTTATAAAAGATTTGCAGACACAGATTCGTAGTAAAACGCTGAACATTAATGTAAAGCCTATTGGGGTAGGTAGTACAGGAGCTGCAACTACGGCAGCAGACTTAAGGCATCAGCGTATGCTTGAGGTGCAGCAGCGTATGGCGAATGCAGCGGCTTTAGCACAACAAAGGCTTGCCAATGCACAAGCGGCAGGGCAACGTGCAACAGAAAGACACAATGCGTCTATGCTACGTGGGAACAGTATAATGGGGAATCAATCGCGCCTAGCCGGTCAGTTACAGAATCAACTCCTTAATATTTATTCTGTTTATCAGGCAGAACGTTTCGTGCGTTCTTTGATAGAAATTGGTGGCGAATTTCAGAAGCAGCATATTGCACTTAACGCTATGCTTGGAGATGCTGCAAAAGCGGATAAGATATTCGGGCAGATAAAGGGACTGGCCGTTGAATCTCCATTCAATTTCCGTGAATTAATGGGATTCACCAAACAGATTGCGGCATTTGGTATCCCATACGAAGAAATGTATGAAACGACTAAACGTCTCGCTGACATTTCTGCGGGTTTGGGAGTAGATATGGGGCGTATTATTTTGGCTTATGGGCAGGTGAGAAGTGCAGCGTTCTTGCGTGGTCAGGAATTAAGGCAGTTCACAGAGGCAGGTATCCCATTAGTTGATGAGCTTGCTAAGAAGTTCACAGAATTGGAAGGACGTGTAGTAAGTGCAGGAGAGGTTTTTGAAAAGATATCCAAGCGAGAAGTGTCTTTCGGCATGGTAAAGGATATTCTTTGGGAGCTGACCAATGAAGGAGGAAAGTTCTATAATATGCAGGAGGTCCTGACCGAATCTCTTTCAGGTAAATTAGCCAAATTAGTAGACAGCTATGAAATGATGCTGGGCACTATTGCAGAAAGTAATAATGAGATTCTTGGAGGCGGGCTAGATATGCTTACAGCCTTTACAGATAAATGGAGAATATTTTTGAATATGTTACTTTCTGTTATAGCTGCTTATGGTGCATACAAAGGTGTCATGATAACAGCCAATGCTTTAAGAGCACTAGCTATATCTCGTGAAATAGCCTTAACAGGAGCAGTAAACGCAAATACTATAGCTACGTATGCCAATAATATGGCTCAGAATAAGGTTAACCAAGGTGCAATAAGGTTATTAACTAATCTTCAAAAATTAAAAATGGCATTTTCCAGCCTTGGGGCTGCTGGATGGACAGGCATTCTTATTGCCGGTGTGGTTGCACTTAGCACATATTTATACAACTCATATAAAGAAGCAAACCGTTTAAAAAATGAATTGCGAGATATAGCAATAAAAGAAAGTGAAGCTGTACGTAGTGAAATAGACAGTTATAAGAGCCTAGTCGAACAGTTAAATAAAACAGTAAAGGGTAGTTCTGAATATAATGATATTATTAATAAAATTCAGTCAAGGTATGGGGAGTATATTGGGAATCTGAAAAATGAAGCTGATGCTTATCAATATTTGACAGAGAAAATAAATCAAGTAACAGTAGCATTGAGAAATAAAGCACTAGAAACTGCGCGCCAACAAGGGTTAGCCAAAATATCAGAAAAGTATTCAGAACAAGAGTTGAATACATATAAAGAGAGTATTGCTTTTTTGAAAAAGGGATTTGGCCTGTCTGATGGAGTTGCAAATACATTGGCGGCTGTAATTCAAACGGAAATAAAATCAGGAATAACCGCTGGCTTGGTAGGAGGATATGATAAGGCTATAAAATACATAGAGAACAAGGCTAATGAAATAGGTGTTAGTCTGCATCCTAATGTGTACTCAAAAGATGCTGTTAATAGCTTTCGAGAACTTGTTTCCATTAATGCACAGATGGAATATGAGACAAAGGCGTTTGAGAATACTTTGAAAAGTGTAATGGGAACAACTACTATTTACGGGCTTAAAATAAAGGAGCTTGAGGAAGCATATGAAAAAGAGAAAAAGAGTATACCCGTAGAAGCTATATCGAGACTTAAACAAAGATATTTGCAATTGCTAGAGGCTAAGAAAAAAGTGTATGGGGATGCTGGACAGGAAGAAGAAGTAAAACGAATTGAAGCGGAAATTGCAGAATTAAGTAAAGTAGAAGCGGAATGGAGAACCATAGCTAAAGAAAAATTTTCTGCTTATGTGGGGCTTCAACCTGCTGTTGATGAGAAGTCGATAGATTATCTCAGTAGATTACGGAAAGAATATAAATCACTTGAAGAAATTTCAAAAGAAAGCCTTGAGCCGGGAGATAAAAATGATGCTTTGAAGAGAATGCAAGCTATTAAATCTTTCATGGATGAATACAACAAGTCATTAGATTCATCCAGCTCAGATATCAACAGTTATTCAGATAAGATGAACCGAGTTATCGAACTTCGTGAGAAAGGAACCCGTGAACGAATACAAATGGAAACTGATTTGGAAAATCAGGCGGCACAAGCACGTATCAATGCCATGAAAGACGGATTTGAGAAAGAACAAGCACAACGGAATCTCGACAACAAGAAAGAATTGCAGGCTTTGGAAAAGCAGAAGAATGATTATATCAATAAGGTAAAAGAACTTGCGAGAAAAGTATTTGAAGCCGAGGAGGATGCGAAAGCCGAAAAGGATAAAAACTATAAAAAAAAGAGTTTTGACCCTTCCTCTGTGTCTGTTGATACTTCCATATTCGGCATGATAGGGAATTACACCAAGGAAAGGCAGATAAATGAGACTGCACAATTCTATAAGGATATTCTTTCCAAGTACCAGGGTTATATTAGCAAACGTCTTGAAGCCGAACGGAAGTTTAAGGAAGACCGGGAACGGTTGGAGAAAGCGGGAGCCGGCAAAGAGGATTTACAGGAACTAGAATATCAACGCAATAAAGCTCTTGCAGCAATAGACATGGAGTTTGCCGAGCGTGAAACGTCTTTTCAGGCGTGGGCTGATGGCATTGCAAATTTATCGTTAAAAAAATTACAACAGCTTCTTATAGCGGCTTCACAGGAACTTGAGCGGATGGAGTTCTTGAACCCTAATAACCCCAATCTGGCTGTACAGCGGGCGAAAGTAAATGTGTTGAGGGAGAAGCTACCCAAACCCGGTGACAAGGAAGATACATCACCGGACAAACGCAGTGTGAAGGACTGGCAGGAACTTTATAAAGTCCTTTCCAAGGTAGAAAAGGAGTTTGATGAGATAGGAGATGCAGTGGGCGGTGCTGTCGGGGATGTGATTTCAGCCGCCGGAAGTATCACTGCTACCACTCTTTCAATGATAAATTCGATTATCTCATTGGGCACGATATCAGCGGATAATATAAAGGGAGTGTCGGAAGCTACTGCTCAAGCAATTGCCACAGTGGAAAAAGCATCTGTAATTCTTGCTATTGCGTCCGCAGCTTTACAGATAGCCACCAAGATAATGAATTTTTTTGGCGGTGACAACTCCACGGAAAAATATGAAGAGGCAGAAAAGATTTATGATGCTTATATTCAGACAATGGATAAAGTCATAGAAAAGCAGTTGGAGCTTGCGGAGGCGTTAAGCGGAGAGAATGCGCGTGCAGCGTACAAACAGGCTGTGGATATGATAGAGGCTCAAACTGAGGCTGCACGGGAATTAGGGCAAATGTACTTAAGTTCCGGTGGCTCTTGGAAATCCCATACCGCTGGATATAATGAGGTAAAAGATATGAGTTGGGAGGGATGGGTACAAGCAGCAAAAGCTTTAGGCATGTCTGTAGACCAGTTCCGCAATCTTATGGGAGGACGTATGTCCGGCTTGTTTGAGCTTACAGCAGAACAGTTATCTGAATTACAGGAACAGGCACCTTCATTTTGGGCACAACTAGATGAGGATACAAGAAAATATGCCGAACAAATAGCGGACAGCATTGAGGATATTGCAGAAGTTACTGAACAAAAAATGGAAAATGCCACAGGTGTCGCATGGGACTCTTTCTCTGATGATATTCTTGAATCTCTGTATGATGTGGAGAAGGGAGCAGAAGATATTGCGGATGATATGTCAGAATATATGCGCAAAGCACTCATTAAAGCCATGTATGTAGAAAACTATATGCCGGAAATGCGTAAATGGTATGAGAAATGGGCGAATTACATGAGCGATGGTGTTTTGTCTGATTATGAAAGTAAAGAGCTTGACAGTATAAAGAACAATCTTATAGATCAAATGGTAAAGGAGGCGGAGGCCATAAATAAACAATGGGGTACAAATTCTAGCGGTGGAAGTGGGTTAAGTGCGGGTATTAAGGGTATAACCGAGGACCAAGCCGACCTCCTTGCATCTTACGCCAATGCCATGAGAAGCGATTTGTCCGCAATCCGTCTGTTGCTGGAACAGCGTTTCGCCAACTATCCGCAGGAACAAAGGGGAAAGATAGAGAATGCTGTTTCCAACTATTACCAGAACGGAGGAACAATCGACTACAATACGGTACTCAATAATATAACTGTCTATCTTGATGAGCACTCCGGGTTGATGGAAAGAAGCAATATACTAGCGGAATCGCAGTTGACTTATTTGAAGAGTATTGCCGACAATACAAAAAGGACAGCAGACAGTAACGACAAAATAAGAGAGGCAGTGGAGGAAACTCGGGACATGATTCATGGGGCTAGAACAGATAAAAGTAGGGGATTGTATGTCAGGTAGTATGAGGGCGTATTTACGCCCTACAATATCATTCGCTGGTTCTATCATCTAATCCATTCGTTGCTTCATATTCTGCTTTCATCTCTGAAATTATATTCTGACTTTCTTCCTCAGTCTCAATTTCATTTGATATGGAACTATGATTTATACGATCTATTAATGACTGAGTGGCAACAATTACATCATGATGAAAATCCGCATCTATGACTGTAGCTACTGCCATTATATTTCCGAATATCACAGCCAATGAGTCTTTGTTCTCTTCTTCTAAAGAATCCAACATACTGTATATAATATGGTCCATCCGATACATTACCCGAAATTCACCACCTATAGTGCGTACCTCCATATAATCCGTACCATCCATCTCAATTTTTTCTACAATCCAGTTGCGGACTTGTAATTTTTCTCCGTTTTTCATGTCTATAATTTTTTTATGTGATTAATAACTCTATATTTGATTTCCTTTTCTTGTATGTTTGTACATAAAGTGATGCTTAAATACTTGTTTTTTATAAATCCGTTGTCATTAAGCAGTTTTTCAATAAATGTTCTTCTTAAAAAACTATCGCCATGAGGCATAACTATAATACTTCCATTATTCGAGTTAATTTCTAAAAAAATATTCAATTGTTCTTTTTCCGGAAGATTTATTATGTCCATAACACCATATTTTACAGCTAATGAACCTATATTGTAACCATATTTTATACTACAAGGAGGGGAATATCGGCTAAGTAATCCTATATTATGTATTGTTATCATATTTTTATTGTTTTATAAGTCTTCTGCATCATATTCCACGTTTCCGTTGTATTCATTAAAGTCCATCTCCATATCGGCAACAACAGGAACAGGGGACTTTAATTCCGTATCGCTACATCCATATACTCTGTACAACATACCTTTTGAGTCTCTTCTTCTGTTTAACTTGCCAAATCCCAACTTAGTAAGTTGCCTTCCGAAATCTTGAGTACTCACGCTTTCAAATCCGTTAGCATCTGCATAACGTACCATGTCATCGTACATGTCAGATGCCCTTATCCATGTGGAAAGTTCTCCCTTGGCATTTGCCGAAGGTCTTACACCGCGTGCGAAAGCCCATGAGAAAGTTATATTGCTTTCTCCCATAACAAGCAGTTTCTGCTTTTCACTGTTCTCGCTCTTGGGAAAAACAAAATGTCTCTGTTTTAAATATTTACCCCCTCTTATAATCCAATTTAATATTCCCGGGTATTCTTGCCTTAGGTCATCTGCAAGATGCTTGTTCTGCATCTCTTCCGGTATTACATTCTCAAATATTACATACAGAAATCTTCTGAAATACCCATACGAAGAATCTGAAGCTTTTGGAAGGTTATTCATATTAAATATCATCCATGGGACATTACGGACTTCGTAAACATTACCACCGATATTTCTTCCGTATACCATCTCTCCGGAACATAATGTCTTAAAAGCATCCTCATATCCTGATATGTCCTTGGCCTGTATTTCAGGGCACATATTTACGAGTTTCCCATCTATGCGAGCCACATTCCTAAGCCTTTCATCCCCTCCCCGGATAAGTGACAGAAGCCCCATAGAAGATACATTCTCTCTACCAAATATGCCGGTTATAGTCTCATATATGACAGACTTACCATTGCTCCCGGTCCCAAACAGCATAAGACAATTCTCAACCTTGTCAATCATCTTCCCCCTGTCATAAGTACAAAGGCCTAAATACATTTGCAATATTAAACGACTGTCTTTTTCAGGGAGGACAGTACGAAGAAAGCTCTGCCACATGGGACATTTTGCCGAAGGATCGTATTTGTACGGGTGTTTATAAAGAACATGGAATTCAGGACTGAAAGGACGAAGTTTTCCATCCGTGAAATCAACAACACCATTCTGGTAAGCCTTGATATGAAACATCGGACAAAAAGGATTGTTTATCCTTATCGACAAAAGAGCCTCAGACTGAAATTTCTTGCTGGAAAAATGTAATACTTTAGGAGAAACATGAACCTTAATAAGCCATTCCTCCACTGCCTTACATATTATCTCAGGGTTCACAGCTTCATATATCTCGCCTGTAAAAAGATAATAGCAGCCGTGAACGTAACGAAAATCACTTGAAGGCATTACATTAAAAACTAAACTCTTTACACGCATAGAAGCCTCTGCGTAGTCTGAACCGGCAGAACAACCGGCAAATAGACTATCGTCAGATAACGTGTATAGTTTAGTGACGATTAAATGAAGAATACGGTCATAGTAACTGTTCATATAAACGCGCTGATAAATATTTAGTTATAAAAAAATAAGTGAATAATACGTAGGATAGGGAATAAATATATAAATTCACTATAACTACTTATATACTACACAAAAATATAGAATATATACATAATATACAAAATAAAGCATAACTTATTATCAATAAATAGAATATATAATGTAATATAAACAAATAATTATACAGAGAATGAAGAATGGAACTACATAACTAACCTAATTAATTTATTCTAGATTTATAATTTCCAATGGAAACAATTAAAGACAAAATGGGAAGAAAAATAAAAAAAATAAATAAAAAAATCGAGCTGATATGATTGCGATTATTATTTACAAGTGTATCAGGGGGGGGTGGGTGCGATATTTGCCGAATATTATATACATAATATTCTAATATGTTGTATTATAGTTACTTAATATGGCTTTGTGTGGCATAATATATGTTGATAAACATATGGAGTATTATTATTTACTAAGAAAATATTTGCTATTTTGTTTTGTAATTATGTAAATATGTTGTATATTTGTGTTAGGAAAAACGAAGGGAAAGAAACGGCGATA